ACCATTGCTTTGGCATTTAGTATCACTGAAGAGGCGATTGAAGATAATCTTTATGACCGTCTTGCAAGCCGATACACTAAAGCATTAGCTCGTTCAATGTCTCAGACAAAGCAAATTAAAGCTGCGTCTATTTTAAATAACGCTTTCAGCACTGGCGCCAGTGCGATAGGTGATGGGGCTGCACTATGTTCGTCTTCTCACCCATCTATATCTGGTAATCAGCGAAACATCTTATCAACTGCCTCTGACCTCAATGAGACTTCATTGGAGCAGATGTTAATTGATATTGCAGGTTTAACTGATGAAAGAGGCTTAAAAGTTGCAGTTCGAGGAACTAAGTTAATTATTCCAAAAGAACTACAATTTATTGCTGAAAGAGTTTTAAACTCTGCACTTAGACCCGGAACAGCGGACAATGATATTAACGCAAGCAAGAGCATGGGGATGTTGCCAGAAGGCGCTGTCGTAAACCATTTCTTGACTGATACTGATGCGTTCTTCATTAAGACTGATTCGCCTAACGGTTTTAAGATGTTTAACAGAGCCGCTATCAAGACTGCCATGGAAGGCGATTTTGATACAGGCAACATGAGATTCAAAGCAAGAGAAAGATATTCTTTTGGAGTCTCAGACTGGAGAGCAGTTTTCGGAACACCCGGAGCTTAACTTCCATATAAACCTAAATATTCGAGGGCGGCTCTTGTCGCCCTCTTTTTTTTGTGTATAATAAAACTACCTTGACAGTCACATGGTGTGGCTGACATTTGCCAAGACAAGGAGATAAACATGGGCAACTCAACTTTTTCAGGACCAGTACGGTCCGAAAACAATTTTGATCTTGTAAGTAAAAATACAGCTACAGGATTAATTCAAGACAGAACTTTTGGTGCAGGCGTAAGAGATGCACGAAAATATTATTTAGAAGAGTGGTTTAAAAAGAAACCTGCACTTAATGCTGTTTCAATTATTGATCCAGATGCGGATAGCGCATCAGCTCTAGCGGCATATGTTATTGCTAACAGAGACTTTGAAACATTAGGTACTAACATGACAACTGCTTTGACTACTTTTTCATCTACACACGGTGGTATTTTAATGACTACTGCGGGTGCGGATCAGGATCAAGCAATTCTTGCGCCTCACTTAGATACTAACCAAACAGCTTGGAGCGGCACTAAATGGGGGACTGAAAACTCAGTAGAATGGGAATGTTCAATTTCATTGCCTGCTATTGATAACCAAAAAGTGTGGGCGGGTTTAAAGTTAACTAATGACCAATTAGTTGCAACAGACGCTAACCAAATCTTTTTTAAGTTTCAAACAGACGCTACTAACAGTGAAGCATTTGATGATTTTACTACTTGGCACTTGATACACAGTATTGGTGGAACTGACTACATCAGTCAAATTCCAGTTACTGTTGCAGCCGATACACCTTATCACTTAAAAATTAGTATTGATAGTGATAGAAAAGCTACCTGTTTTATAAATGGTATACAATACAATGTTACCGAAACATCAGGTAGTACAGGTGGCACAGCAGTAACAGCAGTACAACCGGGTTCTGTAGCAGTTAAAACAGCCGCTTTAACTGATGATGTGGATTTCATTCCATACATCGGTATTGAAGCAGGTGCGGCAGCCGCTGAAGCAATAAATGTTCATTATCAAGCGATATGCAGAAACGTCTTTGAATAAAACTTGAACGGGGGTGAAACTCCCCCACAAATTTAGGAGAAACAAATGGCAAGTTCAGATGTAAAGGCGTTAACAGTAAACGATGAAAACGCTTCCGATGATGATCGTTTAGTTACCGCCGCTCGGCCCGATACTTCCGCCACAATGGCAAATACTACTTTTGCAGGAGGAGCTGCTAGAAATGTTATAGTTACCACTACAGGCACAGGTGATAACGCTAAAACTTGTACTATTACAGGAACAGATGTTTTTGGCAATGCTATGACGGAAGTAATTACGTCTACGAGTTCCGCAGAGGCTGTAGCAGGGGCTAAATTGTTTTTAACAGTAACGGGGGTAGAATGTTCTGCGAAATATGCAGCTAATATAAAAGTAGGGTCTGGTACTCTTTGTGCACAAGCTATAGGTGATGGCGCTCGTGTACGGTTAAAAGGTCTTTCTGTAGTATCAGGCGGTACCGCAGGAACTATTTCTTTTATTAACGGTACGCCAGAAACAGGCACTACTTTGTTTAAAGCCAGAACAATAGGGACGGCAAATACTACTACAGACAGAACTGTTCCAGAAGAGGGTGTTTTATTTGCTAGTGGTATGAGTGTCAGCTATACGCTAGACCATGCAGATATGATGACGTTTTTCTTCGCATAGGAGATTATTGTGGCTAGAAAACGAGACAAACAGCCACCTAAGACAAAGAAATATTTTCGTTCTACTAAATCTGGAGCGGGAATGACCAAGGCAGGCGTGGCTAGGTATAGAAGGGAGAACCCCGGAAGTAAACTAAAAACGGCTGTTACAGAGAAGAAACCTACAGGCAAACGGGCAGCAAGACGTAAATCATATTGCGCTCGTTCTGCGGGTCAAATGAAGAAGTTTCCAAAAGCGGCTAAGAATCCAAATAGTCGTTTAAGGCAGGCGAGGCGAAGATGGAAGTGTTAATTAAACAGATAAGCTTAGGTATTTTAGTTCCAATAGTTGTTGGAGGCGTTGGTTGGATGACGTATACTTTAATTAATGTTGATAAACGCACGGCTATTATGTCTATTAAAATAGACCAAAATAACAGGATGTTGACGCCTTTATGGGAAGAATTTATTAAACAAAGGGTAAGAAATGAACAGGTCACAAATGAGAAAGCAAGTATCGTCTGGAGGTAGAACCGTCCGTTTAGGTAAGGGGGCGTGTCCACCTATAAAATTAGCTAAAGGCGGTGTTGTTAAGATGAAAAAGGGTGGCAAGATATGCCCTTCGGGTAAAGCATGGGCTAAAAGAACGTTTGATACATACCCAAGTGCTTATGCCAATATGGCTGCTTCTAAGTATTGTAAAGACCCTAATTATGCAAAAGGTGCAAAAGGTAAAAAGAGGAAGAAGTAATGGGCGCTCTAAAAGATTGGGTAAAACAGGACTGGGTTCGTATTGGCACTGATGGCAAGATAAAAGGTAAATGCGGTACATCTAAAGATAAAAAGAATCCTGATAGATGCCTACCTAGAAGTAAGGCTAATAGTTTGTCTCAAAAACAAAGAGCCGCCACCGCTAAAAAGAAAAAACGAGCAGGATCAAAAGGAAAAACTGTAGTAAAGAATACTAAATCTGCTATAGTTCGTTTAGGCAATGGAGGTTTTGTGCGATAATGGCAGGTTTTTCGGAAGACGATATAAAGTATATACAAGCTATTCAAGATTACATGGGCTATCGACTTAAAGGTCTTCCTGAGTTTTTTTATAAGACAAAAGATTTAAATCCAAGTAGAAGAGTTAGAGATACTTATACCATAGATATTCGAGGGCCAAAGCCCGAAAAGAAAGCTAAAGGTGGTGTTGTGGGTTTTATAGACGGAGGTTCTGTAAAGGGCAAAAGGTTTATTGCCAGAGGATGTGGGGCAGTTATGTCCAATAGACGTAAAAAAACTTTATATACTTAGGAGATTAATATGAGGAAAAAGAAGACATACGCAATGAAAAAAGGCGGAAAAGTTGTTAGGAAAGCTAAGGGTGGCGCTATAAAAAAGAGAATGATGGCTAAAGGTGGACCTATTAAAAGAATGACAAAAGGTGGAGCTGCAAAGGGTATGTCCATCGCACAATTACGGGCTGAAGCTAAGAAAAAAGGAATGAAATTAGTTAAGGCTTAGACTTGCCGTATTTACAAAGTAATATCCCGCACTTTAAGTGTTGGGTGCGAAAAGAATATACACACAACCATGAGAAATATCATGGGGAGTTCTTGCACGCAATGGCTATTGCTGTCACGACAATGCCTAATAGGTGTTTGTCTTTTCAAGTAATATTTACAGGATGTGAAGCCGAAGAGGACGAACCCAACGTGCATGGTGGAGCTATGTGGGCTCGTATGCCTATAACAGGGTTGGTAGGGGACTTTGAGTTTGAGGGTTGGCCTGAGCCGATGGAGACTTATTTAGCGCAACCATGGGATTGTGCCTCATACAACCATGCTGTGTATACGTTAAATAGGGCCACTCCTTGCCCATGGATGGCAAAGATAGGTAGTGAGTTTTACCCTGCACTT